CGTTTAACGCCATCGGTAAGAACTCAACCAAGACAATCGAATCCACTGCTGAGGGCAAGCAAGGTTATTTCTTTGAGTATTGCGACGAAGCACAAAAGCGAGAATTGGCTGGCAAAAAACCTGCATCGCTTGAATTTAAGTTTCACTTCTTCCCGTGGTGGAAAGATCCTCAATACACGATTGACGAAGATGTGGTTATTCCGCAACGCCTGGTTGATTACTTCGACAAGCTTGAGGTGAAAGACGGCGTAACGCTCACGGATGGACAAAAGAAATGGTACACGCTTATCGAGCGCAATCAGGGCGATGATATGAAGCGCGAGTATCCTTCTACGCCGAAAGAGGCATTCGAGCAAGCGATTGAAGGTGCATATTACGCTGAGCAATTCAAAGCTATCTATCGCGATGGACGCATTAATGATTGTGGTTCGTGGGATAACGAAGGTGCGGTTAACACTGCTTGGGATATTGGTATTGGTGACTCGACGGCGATCTGGTTTTATCGTCGCGTTGGCAAAGAACTGCACATTCTGCACTACTACGAGAACAGTGGAGAATCACTTGGCCATTACATCAAGTACGTGCATGATATTTATGCTCGCAATGGCTGGACTCGCGGTCGCCACTTTGGCCCGCATGACATTAACAACCGTGAATTTGCATCTGCTGGTAAAACAAGAAAAGAGTTGGCGATGGAAGGTGTAGAATATATGGGTCAAAAATATCAGCTTAACTTTGAGATCGCACCTAAGCTTGGCATTAATGACGGAATCGAGATTGCGCGCCAATGCTTGAAGGATTGCGTATTCGATGAAAAAGGAACCGAGCAAGGCGTTAAATGTTTGGAAAACTATCGCAAGGAATGGAATGATAAGTTAGGATGCTGGCGTGACAATCCGCTTCATGACTGGTCTTCACATGGAGCTGATGCGTTTCGTTATTTAGCTGTAGTTGAGTCTGGCACTCGTACTGCCATCCACCGCCCGAAAACCAGTTACGGGTATTAAAAGAAACCCTCCTAGTGGAGGGTTTTTGTTATTTAACTTTAAGCAAGTTATCTCTGCACTCTTGGAGTTGACCAATTACAGCGTCTATTGACTTGACATTGTCAAAGGTAATTGCAACTAGCTCACCTTGAAATGGCTTGCATGGGTTTTCGTCAGTGTAAACCTCTCGCTTGAACGGTTCAACAAAATCTGATCTGTGAAACATTAAGCCAACACTATCAGGCCAAACCAATGTGTTAACTCCAGTTAGTCCGTCGCCCATTGATACTGTCTTTGCTTTGTAGGCAGTTTCACCTTCTCCATAGATTACATCTTGAATATAGTAATTTTCATTGTTCAATTTTAATCTCCTTTATGTTCATCAAACAAACTTAATCCTACCGCAAAACAGTGCTAGAATACGTGAAACACCTCACAGATTAGGGTTAAATATGGGATTTAGTACAGTTACGCACGTAGAGCATGAGCTTTACAAGTGCCAGTGGGAATTAAACAAGGACGCAAGTCACGACCTTGTCAAGCAACAAAAGACCAAGTATTTGCCGATGAATGACTTGCCACCGTCTGCGCTTACAACTCCTGAAAACGTGCAAATGAATGAGTTCATCAAGCACAAGTACAACACGCAAATTTGGCCGATGAGTATTTTTTACAACTTCACTCGCCCGACCATTGGCGCGTGGGTTGGTTTGATTATGGCGAAAAAGCCAACGGTTCAATTTACCGATGCGGAAGATACTGAGACTGCGCTTGATTATCTACTAAAGAACGCGGATGGTGCTGGAAATGGGTTGTCCACGGTAGCAAAACTTGCACTTGAAGCGACGATTGAGACTGGTGGCGGTTGCTTTTATGCAATGGCTCCGAATGGTCAAATGACAGTGCAGTCGATTCGTGATGGCTCTATCGCCCCTCTGATTAAGATGTACGATCGCAACAACATCTTGAACTGGGAATCGGCTTACATTGGCGGACGCAAGCAATTGACTTACATCAAGCTGCGCGAGTGGGAATTTTATTCAGATGAAGATCAATCAGAACGCATTGAGAAACATATTGAGCTGTTTTTAAAAGATGGTGTTGTAACTTACAAGGTAACGCGCGATAAAGGCTATGAGCCAAATTATCCGGCCCTAGAAGAAGGTGATCTGATTGAGAGCGGGAAACAAGCTACGTCAATTCCTATTTATTGGTTTGGTGCTAATGATAACGATGAATCGGTCGATCCTGCACCAATCACACCAATTGCCGCGCTAAACATTTTGCACTATCAGCTTTACTCGCGCCACATTCAGCAGTGTTATGATGCAGGCCAGGCGCAATTCCACGTAGACCACGGCACGCAAAGCCAAGTACAGGTCACAGATGAAAACGGCAAGCTGGTGAGCATTGTTGAATTCTTGAACCCTGGTGGCATTAAAGTAGGCTCAAGCGCTGCAATTCACACAATCAACGGCGGCAAGGTTGAGATTCTGCAAGCCAAGACTGATTCTTTGCTTGGTGAGGAGCCAGGCAAGATTGAAGAGCGCGCACAAAAGATTGGTGCGCAAATGCTGGTTGAGTCGTCAAACACCACCGCTACGGAAGCTAATCTGTCTTATGGTGCCGCAACATCAAACCTTGTTACTATCGCAGACAACGTTGGCATGGCGTTAAAAGCAACTATCGAGCACATTGCAAAAATGGTTGACTACAACGCAATTGACAAGATTCAGTTTGAGCTTAATAAGAAGTTGGTTACTGTGATGATGTCTGCTCAAGATGTTCAGGCGGCAATGCAGCAGGTCATGAATGGCGTAATGCCACTTAAAGCTATGTTCTGGCAAATGCAGCAATCGGGCAAAGTGCCGAGTGAATGGACGTATGAAATGTTCTTAGCTGAGATTGAGAGTGACCAAGGAACGCTTGCTTTGATTGGCGCTGGCAACATGCCGCAGTAGAAATAATAAACACCTCGATAAACAGCCGCACAAGTTGCGGCTTTTTTATTCTGTGACAAACATCACAGACTAGATAAGTGGATGGTGTATAGTTTGGTTAACCTGACTAGGAGCTAACATGAGCATTGAAAAGAATTTGTATATCAGTGGAAGCAAAGTTCCAGATTGCTGTTGGAATTGTAAGCATTATGAATTCGATAGTAAGGATGAATATTCTCCAAATTACTATTACTGCAAGCTTGGCATTGCGATGCCAACAAAAAAGAAATCTTGCAAAAAGCAGAATCATACACCAAAAAACAACAACTAACGGAGAAATGAATATGAAAATGAGTGATTATTTCCCGCAGGCTTTTGAGGTCAAGCATAACAAAAGCTTTGCTGTGCAAAACTGCCACTGGGTTACTTTTGGCGAAGACTTTCACAGCAACTGCGAGCAAGATAATGCGATCGAACATGCAGTCTTGAACCACGACCGCCTAACCTCAGAAAATGCGAGGTTGCGGGATATGCTAAAAAGACTAACTAGCCACGACAATTGCAGAAAAGATGTTATCCATCTTATGAGCGAGGCAGATTCATTAATTCAAGAACTGGAGAAAGGCGATGAGTGAGTTGGTAAAAGAGTGTCATCATGGGCGACTAACTCGCCAGTGCAGAGAATGCGACATGGAAAAAGAAATATGTGAGTTGCAAGATAAACTAACCACCATCACCAAGCAGCGTGATGAGTTGTTGGAGTGTCTGTGTGATATTTCAAACATGTGCATCGGTGAAATCGCAATGGGTCACAGTCTGGATGCTAATGCTATTGGGCAAATGATATTTGATGTTACCTGCCTTAACAATACGGACCTAAACAAAATTCTATCAACCATCAAGGAGAAGAAAGATGCGGAGTGAGACTGATGTTTTTAATCAGGAAGATGATGACAATTTTTATTGTCATGCTGGAATTGAAAACGGCGAGGTGTTGATTGCATGCGCTGACGTGTGGGATGCAACATACACATTGCTAACCAAACAACAAGCCGCCGAATTCGCGCGGCAAATACTTGAAATTTGCGGGGAGGAATAATGAAGCCTGATGAAAAGCTAACCTTATCTTTGAGATTAAAAATATGCTGGAGTGTGTTAACGCAAAAAGAAAAGCATAATCACTCGTCGCAAGTAAAATCGCTTAAATTGTTTCAATGTGGGTACGATTGCGGGTTTAAAGATGCAATGCCAAGAATTAAATCTGAATCTGTAATTGATTTTAATGTAAAATCTTAACCTTTAACTGCTGTAGTGATAAGTAGCACTCCATGTAGTAAACTATCCCCATCATTGAATGGGGATTTTTTATGGCTGAAACAATGAACCAACTAGCAGCACAAGTCGCACACAGCGTTGACTTGCAGCGCTTAGCAAACTCAATAGCGCGCGGTGAAAATGCAGAATACGATAATCTGGCAAGGTTTATTCGTGAGTTGCTGCTTGATTACGACGTGATCAACTCAAAGAAATTGCGCGATGAGTTGATTAAGCAAATCACTGCTGAGGTCGCAGCTACTGCTGATAACGTCACTGCGTCAATGCTTAGTCAGATTGATGATGTGATTAGACAGGAAGTTAATTTTCAATGGGTAGTTCTGCGCAACATATCAAGCAAGAAACCAATCAAGCCAAAACTCGATGCAGTATCACGCGCTATTCTGAATCAGCCATTGGTGTTAAATGGCAAAGGTTTGACATGGGAAGAGCGCATCGGAGCGTTTAAGTCAAATCAGGTTCAGGCTGCCAAGCAAATCATCATGGCTGGCTGGAGTAACGGACAGACAACAAACGAAATCTCTCGCCAGTTAATCGGCACGCGAACAACTCGCGGCGTAATTGATCAATCTAAGTCTGCTGCTAATGCGTTGGTTAAGGATTTGATTAGTCATAGCTCATCTGTAACCAAATCCGAAGTAGCAAGACAGAACGACGACATTATCATTGGTGAAAAGGCAATTGTAACGCTTGATAGCAGGACGTCACCAATATGTCAGGATTATGGCTCTCAAGATAAAGGTGGCAAGGAATGGTTTTACAAAGAGGATGGCCGCAACTTTCCGCGCCCACCATTTCATTATAGATGCTTAGTCGAGGGAACTAAAATAACGTCCGCTTACGGAGTCTCTTCTGTTAGTAAAAGGAAATTCAAAGGAACTCTTGTCACAATCACTACCGCCAAAGGTAATGTACTCACCGTCACGCCAAATCATCCAATACTTACGGCTAGAGGATGGGTTTGCGCTGATGAAATTAATAAGAGTGACAAGGTTGTCAGTCAATCCTGTAGACAGGGAGTTGCAGATATTAATTGGGACAATGATCAAGTCGAAACCAGAGTCGAGGATATATTTAGTTCTTTCGGGAGTTCTTTCGAGGTGAGCACCTCCGAAGTGCCAACCTCCACCCCAGATTTCCACGGCGACGGAACCGATAACGAAGTCGCAATTGTAAGGTCCAAGCGCCTTTTGTTGGGTGAATTCATATCCAACATCAACAAAAAGATCCCTGAACTTAATTTCCAAGTCGGAGACGGAGGTGAGGTTTTTCTCTCTGGAAATAGCTCTAGCGCAAAGTTCCTCTATGGTATGCTCTCTGCCTCTGGCAGCATCATGCGCAGCTCTAGTGAGGTTAGCGATCTCTTCGGAGGATGCCCTGATCATTCTGGCGAACTGCTGCTCAGACCTGTTACGTGGCTTGAGTCCAGCATCGAAGAGAACCTTTTTACACTGCCCAACACTGTAACCAATAGACTTGCTAATGGCGGAGATGCCAATACCGTCATTAAACATGTCGATGATTTGAGACGACTCATCGGCTTTTGGGATTCTTATCCTTCTATTTGCTTTGGTGATCCCAAGCTTCCTGAACAGGTTGTGTATGCAAGTTGGAGAGACACCGAACTTATCTCCAATAACCTTGCAACTTACGCCGGAGGTGTTGAGCTCGATGATGTCGTTGATTTGGCTTTCGCTGAAAATGTGTCCACGCATGTTTATAACCTCGAAACTGTTGATGGTTGTTATTGTGCTGAAGGAATATTAACACACAACTGTAGAACTACAAACGTTTTCATTATTAATAAAGAGTACGACTTAGAAATTGAAACAACTCGACCTGCTGTAGTAGATGGCAAGGCGATTCAAGTTGACTCAAAAACGGATTGGCTGACATTGGCCAAGCGCTATCCGTCAATTGCCGAACAAGCGCTAGGAAAAACACGCGCTAAATTGATTGACGAAATGAGCGTTGACGCATTCCAGAAAATCGCATTCAACTCACTTAATCAATACAACACGATTGACGAGATGGTGGCGAATAGTAAGAAGGTGGCTGGCTTGTTGAAGGCTTAAAGAAAAAGCCCCGCTTGGGGCTTGTTTAGATGTTAATGGCCTATCTTTGCTCCCATAGCTCCAGCAAGAACATCATTAAGCTTGTCTAGCAATGTTTTATCCATGATTGTTACATGCACGTTTCCATTCTTATAAGCAACATATTTAACCTTTCCCTCAAACGCGATGTGCTCACGTTCTTTTGTCAAGATGTTCGTGATGTGTGGTTTTTCCATTCCTACCAGAATCGCCACAGCTTTCGTCAAGTCTTCCAAGCGGTCGCACGGGCGTGAACCAAAGTTAGTAAAACCATAACGACAAAAAACACCGTCAATTACTTGCTTTTTATTAATCTTGTTACCGCCATTAGATTTGTATCCTGATGAACGTTCTAAAAATGCAGTCTCCACCAAATCTTGAAGCATGTTAGGTCGGTTGGCGAGTAGCTCTGCAAAGGTAGCTGTAACGGTTTCGATTGTGACAGGCGGACACGACTCAAGCGCATCGTTAATTTTACGCTGCTCCTTAATTGTCATTAGCTCTCTAAACTGGCCTAACTCTACAATGTGGTCCCAAATCTTGCGATCTGCTTGTTTGGTCAGCTCTTGAATGGTTCTCAACTTTTGCGCAGGATCGGACGGTGAGTAGATAGTGTTACGGTCAAACGTAAAACCATAGTTGCAGAGCGTTTTTAGCAGCATATCCGCTTCAGATAATGTTTCCATTGCTTTGGTAATCAGAGTAACTATGTCTTTGCGACGGTCGCAAAGCTGCTGTGCATTAAGCCTTTCTTTTATTGCTGTTGTTTTCATTTTAACCTCCAATCATCAAAACTTGCACTATACAACATCAATGCTTTACAATGTGTGAGCAATATCACAAACTTCGCGTCTGGGACGCAACGGCTAAATCTCTGGGGGATTAGAATGCCAACACTAGACCAACTGGCCTTAAAATACGGATACACTAAGACTGACGACCAAGCCCCATCTCTATCTGAGCTATTGGAGCAAAGTGACGAGATTAAAGGGCTAAAAGATAGCAAGTTTGCTATCAAGGGCGAAAAGGAAGCGTTAGAGGCTGATTTTAAAGCAAAGCTTGAAGAAAAAGATGCAGCTTATGAGGAGTTAGCCAAGAAGCATAATGACTCTGAGCAGTTGGCAGCAATCAAGGAAAAGAAAGCGAATGAAGCTCATCAGGCAATGCTTGATAAGATGAAATCGCTTGAAGATGGCCTAAACGCATCACGCGAACGTACGCAGAAAGCAGCATTAGAAGCAGCTCAAGCGTCAGTAGCTTCTTTGATGAATGACCCAATCTACGGCAAATACTACGCTGAGAAATCGGCAGTGGTTGAGCTAAACGAACTGGGCGAGCCTATTACTAAATTCAAGTTTGGCGAACAAGTATTCGACAAGCTGGACGATTGGAAACAGGCAGCAATTAAAGATGAAACAATTGCAAGTAAGATCGCAGTAGGCGGCGCGAATAACGCTCCAGCAGCGAACGGTCAACAAGGTGGTCAAGGTGGTGGGCAGCAGCTGCAACAACCAAAACTGTCAAATGCCACTAAAGGCTATATGGCAAATCTTCAATCATAAGGGTTAAAACATGGCTACTATTCAAATCGCTGATATTTATGATCCGTTGCGCTTTACCACAATGGCACAAGAGCGCCAGATCGAAAAGAACGCATTCATCCAATCTGGCGTACAGGTTGGCAACGCTGAACTATCAACACTATGTTCGCAATCTGGCTTTGCTGGTGAGATCGACAACATCAAACCGCTAACTACCAACGAGCCGACTTATACCAATGACAATCCGACTGATTTAATCACGCCGGACAATCTTGGTACGCAACAAATGAAATATCGCAAGGCTGCTCGTGCGAAATCTTGGTCTGCTATGGATTTGGCTCGCGGCATTGCACTGCAAGATCCAATGGTTGGCATTACTAACCGAATTGGTGATTACTGGGCGACGGACAACCAAAAACGCCTGATTTACTCATTGATGGGTATCCTTGCTGACAACGAAGCGAATGACGGCGGCGACCTTGTTCACAACGTTGCAACAGATGATGCTGGCGCGATTACGGATGCAGAAAAAGCGTCTGCGCTAAACTTCATTCGCGCGCTTGAACTGACTGGTGATAGCCTTGATCTGATTGGTGCGTTCGGTATGCACTCAGCTATCTACTATGGCCTGTACGCAATGAACTTGATCACGTTTGTTCGTGAATCGGAAGATGCATCATTCGCCACTTTCCAAGGTAAGCGTGTTGTTGTCGATGACGCACTTGTTGTTACACAGGGTACAAACCGCCCAACATACACTAGCATCCTGTTTGGTGCTGGCGCAGTTCAGGCTGGTGAAGGTAATATGCCTAATACACTAGCCTCTGAAATGGAGCGCAAGCCTGGCGCTGGTAACGGTGGTGGTGAGACTCTAATTTACTCTCGCCGTACTGACATTATCATGCCTGTTGGCTTCTCGTTCACTAGCTCTTCTGTTGCGGAGCAATCTGCGACTTATGCAGAGCTGCAAGCGGCAGCTAACTGGGATCGAGTTTGGGATGCGAAAAATATTCCGTTGCGATTCCTGAAAACCAACGGTTAATTAGCAAAACAATGGGGAGGCTTGTCCTCCCCTTTTTAGTTATGGAGTAAGTAAAATGGCTGATAAGAAACCAACACACGAATCGCTACAAGCTAAAATCGTCGAGGCAGAGAAGGCCGTAGTTGCAGCGAAAGAAGAATACAAGGCGTTCTGCAAAGAGAATCCTTACGAGCTGCCCAAGCAGCCAACCGTGCATGAACTAATTAAGGCGCGCCGAAAGCTGTCTCCTGACAAACCAGAAGACCACGCAAAGGCAAATGCGGCAGCTGCTGCGTCAGCGCAAAAAGCTGCACTAAAGCAAGAACTGAAAAGTGAGGGCTAATCATGCAATCAATGACAGCTCCGAGAGGCCGCGCAATTACAGCTTCAACACCTGTTGATATTATCGCTACTTATGGCGCACCGGTTCAGTATCTGCAAAACAACGGCGCAACCGATGCTAACGTGCTATTCAATGGCGGCGTCGCTTTTGTGATTAAGGCCAGTGAAACAATGCGATTTGATCCGCCTGTTTATGGCGAGATCAACTCTGACCAAGATTTGGTTGCACTTGCTTAAGGTGGTTTATGGCATTTATTCCAAAGCATGTTAGGGCGCTTCTTGGCGCTCTTATCACTAGCCCCGACAAAGAGACATCAAGACTCCGAACAGACCAAAGCCAAACTGGCTTTTGGGAGAATCGCGAGTTTCGTATTTTCCCGCCTATTGATACATCTGGCGGCAATGTCGTTATCAAGATTGTCGCACCGATCAACTTCATCTTGCGCTGGCAGTCTTTACAGGGGAAGGAAGGCATTGTAAATATGAAAGCCTACCGACTTGGCGAAGGTGCAGAAGGCGGTACGTTTGCTGATACGATTTACAAGCTGCCTAACAACATTATGTCTGATGCTCCTGCTTATACGCCACAGGTTCAATATCAGACAGGCGGAACATTTACACCAACAACGCCAGCAAACTACAAAGACATACTTGAGGTGCAGGTTGCGAACGCAACAGCGCAAGCCTCAACTGTTGGCTCTGCATCTGTGCCAGAGCGTGGACTATCTGCAAATACCTATTACTTGGTTTTCAGTGGCGGCGGCAAGGCTAACTTCTTCTCTATAATTGAAGAGCGCCCATAAATAAAGCCCTCATTGCGAGGGCTTTTGTTTCTTGACGTGCAATTACAACTCACCATTTGCACGAAGGGCAACCCGGCACATTTCTAGGAACTCATCGTCATCAGGATTGAACAGAAATTCCCAATCAGTTGATGATACAGTCATGCCAGAAAAGTCGTCGTCATTTTCATCACAAACTGAATCGAGGTAGTTTTTTACTTCATCACGCCAATCAACCGGCTTTTCGATGCGGCGATAACATGCCCAAGATTCAACCTTGTGGCCTAGCATTCTTAGTGTTTTAATTACTTGCCAACTACAGCAAATGCTGTAATACAACTCACCACGCTCAAACTCATCCTTCAAATCAAAGATCGACTCGGTGACTTTTTCATACTCAACGCGAACTGGTGGTTTTGGTGGGATTGGTTTTATGCTGGATAGCAAAAAATCCAAACCAAAATAGGTTGCCACCGTTTCAGCAACAGCCCCATTTTTATCGACACAAGCAAACGTATCTACCGAAAACATGGTGCCATTTCTGCTTTTTATGCTTGATTTGTCGATCAATGTGTAGCCATCGCCATTTCGCATTTCAAAATAATGCGTCGCTCCAATCTTCTCTACCAATTCATAATCAATTTTCATCATCTCTCCTTAAAGTCCAGCAACCCAATCAGCAATCGCCGGTAGTAAATAA